GTTAGTGCTTCGGCATCGAAGATGTACTCCGAAACCTTACATGTTATTCTTCCGTATGGCCATGCTGGTCTTTCTATAAGCGTCCATAGTCTGCCACAGCTTGCGTTTCTGTCGAGTATTCTGAATTCCTCAATGGTAATTAGTATATCGTTTTTAAGGATAACACTAATTTGTTCCACTACATTCCTACCCTGTATTAAGCCCGTCTCCAGGGGCAGTCCACAGTGGACCAATGGATACGTGGCCGTAGGTTATTACAGGAGCAGTAGATACAGTGTTGTCGTCAAATCTGAAACTTAAATGCCCGGCCCTGTCGTGGTTGTGAAGGAAATTATCTGTGACCATTACCATGAATGTAGCAAGCTCTTTGTTAACGAGTATAACATTTCTAATTGTAAATTGCACACTTCCCAGGTTTTTCGGATACCAACTTACAGACACAATCCTGTCTAAATTGTCTCCGGTTATTTTAAAGAAGCTAGGAACACCGCTTGTTATGATGATCCCTACTTTCTCGGATCCATTATATGGACTCCCTGGTAGTGCAACAATAGAAGTGATTATGGGTACAGACATACACTATTTATCGTCCGTGCCAGTCATTTAGCTTATCAGATATAGATGAAATACACACTGACTGGAAATAGATCGCCTGGTCAACTTTACATGGTAAATAAGTCATAACTTAATATAAAAATGGCACAAACAGTATACTTCCTGACAGATAACTTAGCAGACCCATGCCCTTCTGTATTTATAAACAAGACATTCGAGTCACCAGGTTCCGAGCTTACTGAACCAATAATATTTAGAATGGCACAGTTGTCTACCACTAAGTTCTTCTATGTACTCCTTACAGACAGGGATTTTAATTTTTCAAAGTTCGACTTCTCGTACAGACCAGAACCATGGAGCCAGTCTTTAGTGCATGTATGGGACAATAATCCTGCAGTAAAATTATTCAATAAGTCATTGGTACTATCAGATCCCTCTGCTTATACAGACATGTCATTTATTAATGGAAAATACAAATTTATAAACATAGAATGTGGAGAATTCCGTCAGAAACCGGCCGACATCATATTCCTTAGTTATGATGAAAATAATGCAGAAATTAACTTCACACGACTAAGTGCCAAGTTTCCCAGGGTAAAACATGTTCGCGGCATACAAGGAATATTTAATGCCCACCTTGCAGCCGCGCAGGCGGCCACCACTCGGATGTTTTATTTAGTGGATGCCGATGCCGAAGTAGCAGATAGTTTTGATTTTAGTTTTCTCCCCGATATACATAATGTCCAATTCTCTCACGTTTGGCACTCTAAAAATCCTGTAAATGATCTGGAATATGGTTACGGAGGAATAAAATTGTTCATGAGAGATGCTCTTTTAACCTACAAGGAAGATCCCATAGATTTTACCACAAGTGTTTCTGCTGGATTAAAAGTGATAAATGAAATTAGTAACATCACTCGATATAACATAAACGAATTTTCCACCTGGAAGAGTGCGTTTAGGGAATGTGCCAAACTAGCATCCAGGAGTATTAATAATCAGAGTGACCCGGAAACAACAAGTCGACTCGAAACTTGGTGCAAGGCCGGGGTCGATCGAGACTATGGCAAATTTGCGATAGCCGGTGCAATAGCAGGTCGCAAATACGGAAATGCTAATGCTACTGATATTGTAGCATTAGCATTTATTAATGACTTTGAATGGCTAAGAACACAGTTCGATCAGCAATGAGGGCCTAAGAATAGCTCGACTAACTCGTTTACGTCTTCTTCGAGTTTATCTGTATCGATAAAAACCCTTACGTCCTTCATCCTTTTAAAACTATTTTCCATAGTTTCCCAATTTGCATTCTTGTTTAAAGGTATAGGATGAGATATTTCTGTACCATGCAGCTCTACTATATTACCATCATGGTATTGAACGAGAATTTGATCAATATATTTTACAGGTATTTCGTTAGCATCTATTTCCTTAACTATCCTGTCGAAAACAGATGCCCTAGAAATTCTACTAGTAGATTTATTCATGTTAAAACTGGTTATGATTTTCTTGCTCATACATATCTCCTATATGTATTATTTATACAAAAACAGCTCGGTTGACCGAGCTGTTTAGTTTATAGTATTAAGAAGTTTTGAATTCTTTTCTGGCTGCATCTCTTAAAATTTTCGCGTTTATCTTATCAGTAAGAGCAGTCGAGGCTTTGTCAACTTTTAATTGAGCTGCTTTTTCTCGATCCCGTTCTCTCCGCTTGATCCGCCTTTCATCCATTCTTTGCTCTTTAATATCTTCTGCCATTGCCGGGCGGCCAGGCCCCGGCTTTAGTTCAGGTGCAAGATTATAGGCTTCTTCCCGCTTAGATAGCGCATCTTTTTCAAGCTGTTCTGCCACTAGAATCAAGGACTTTGCAATAGCATTCGGATCTTGCATCCTCGAAGCCAAATCCTCCGCCGTAAATACTTTTTCTGCCTGTGTACGAGTGTCTTCGACGGCAGGAGTGCCCTTATTGGGTTCGTTGCGTTGACGAATATATTCATCAACTTTTTTATCTATGGTCGCATTAATAAGGGCCAAAGGAACCGCCTGTCCGGGTAACGGCAACATAGTAACGTTGGTTACAGGCTCTTTCCTCAAATGCCCTCGCTGATGAAGTGCGGATAAGCAGTTGAGTCCATCCGGAAATGTTCTGCGATTTAAGACTTCGTAAAAGTCGTTGGTTTCAACTGCTTCCTTCGAGTTTAAGCATTGCATAAGATAATCATGATAGCTATCAGGCAGCCGCTCGGTTTCTACAATCAAGCATGAATTCTCGTCATTTGGTAATTTTCTAAATACTACAGCAACCCGCACACCGGTGTTTGCCAGCTGACCGGCATGTTTTTTTAATCCTTCGATAGCCATATAATCCCCTATTCCTATTTACATTGTTACTGTTTCTGCTGTCTTGGATTCTTCCGCCTTTTGCGCATCCTCTACATATTTTAAGAATTCACTAAGCTTATTAAAGACGCCTCCCACCTGAGCTAACTCTGACGCCTGGAATGCGCCGCGCCTAGATGCCAGGTCCACTACTCTGGATAGCAATTGCAGATCTGCAATGGACAGTTGAACTGGTGCCGTGAACGCAGTCGATTCCGTTTCACTTGTGGTGCTGATATCGGTGACTTCTTGTGTTTTTACTGTTGCGTTTGTCATGTAATCTCCGTTTGAAAAATAGTTAAGCATTATCTGCTAATTTTATTTATCTTTCAGTCAATGATATTGGTAGAATATTGGTAACGAAATGCCAGATAAAATACAGTTTTAATGCCTTACATCAAAAGAAAAGGAGCTTAACGCTCCTTTTCTTTTTAAAGTTCACTACTTGTATCTCCATTGGTTGCCCAGTTAGTTTTTCGGCCCGTGTTTGTCCGGCTGGGCAGTAATTCGAATCATATCCTCAGGCCAATCTACATAGTATTTCCACTCTTCATCCTTGAAACTAATGGGGAAATTCTTTCTTTTAGCTAAAATATCATAGTAGTTCGGCTTGTAAGGCTTATTTCTGGGAAGAATCGTATCGTCTGCACCCTTATCGCTGTTACACGTTTTGCAAGAAGTAGTTACATTGAGCCAGTTAGTTTTTCCACCTAAAGACCTCGGGATGACGTGATCTAACGTAAGATCATTCAGATGACATTTTCCGGCCTGAGATTTACATTTACGGGTGGTCTGTAGCTGACATGTAAAATTGTCGCGCATGTACACATTGGCCCGGCTATACTTTAGTCCTTTGGTCCACTTAACTTGCTCTGCCATTATAATGATAGATGGAACTTTTATTTCTAGATGCTGCGACCGGACCACCCACTCATCATATTCTTTCAAAATTTTAGCTTTATCCAAAAACACAAGTCGTAGTGCGACGTACCATGATACCACAGAAAGTGGTACACTAGTCATGGGCTGCCCGTCAGCGTTAAGGAGTAAAACATCGCTCATTTTTAAAGTTTCTTATACATAGTGTGTAATAAGGGATCATGTGTACTTATTATTTTACAGGGTTTGATATACATTGTCAAGCAACTAAGTAATAATTTCCAGGTAATCCCGAAAATAATGCGGAACTCCTCTGAGTCTCAGAGCAGTAGCATCCTCTTGCATTTCAAATTCTACCCTAAGTGTTCCCTGTAAATTCAGGTGTTGCCATTTTGGCACATATCCTGTTTTGTATTTTACTTGATTATCGCATGTTCCGTCTACCCAGTCTTTGAAGAAAAGTTCAATAATTTTATGTTTTTCTATATCTACAGATTCTTTTATTCTAAATATTACGGAAGAAGTCATGCATCTATTTATCCATGCACTGCTGGTACTTCATGAGTTTATTTTTTTACAGGTTTTCCCGTCTCTCGAGCATTTTAACCATGTGCAGTACGTACACCGTTAAAGCGGGCAGTAGATTCGCCATTTTTTGACGAATCTACTGCCCTGTTATTTACGTTTGTTCTGCGGACTGTGGTCGTCTGGCTCGTACCATGCGGTCATCCCGAACGGCGCGATAAGTCGATGTGCAGCGTCA